GACCCGGCTGACCGGTCGCAAGATTTCTGGCAGTACGTGGGGACCGTTGACAAAATTAAGGCGCAGATGATGAGCAATATCTGTGACTGCGATGAGGCAGAAGGCGTGCATGAACATTGTGCTGGATGCGACTGCGTCTTGAACTATTACGAGAGTGAAAACCATTGTGTTTCTTGTGAGGAGCCGATGGCTGACTTCGTTGTTCGCGAGTATTACCTAAATCAAAAACCGCCACGCGAAATCGAAAGCGTGGTTCAAGCTAAAACCGCGATAGACGCAATTCGATCTAAATCATTTTGGAGATATGCCAGCCACTTCACAACCCGACAGGGTGACGTGGACCAGCAAGCGCACACACAGGATGGCGACGGTCGTAACGGCTGTGACGCCGAAAGGAAGGAAAGCACATGAATAAGCACCGCCACGACTGGGCAAGGCGAGACAAAAAAGAAATCATATTGTCTCTCATCGCCGCTCTTGTGGGCGCGGCTCTGATCGCCGCCCTCTTAGTTCTGGCACCTACTCTTGATCAGTTAATCATAGACCTGAAAGGTTGAAACAATGAATAAGGAACTTGATCTGTTCGACATCGCGGAAAGCAATCGTCTTAAAGAAGAAGGCATGACCGCCGCAGAGTATGGCGGCAAGCATATGTTGCTTGACCATGCGCGCCATGTTGCGAAGCAAATCGCCATGCTAAGAGAAAGCAGGACCGTTACCGCCGATGATGTCGGTAAAGCATTCCTGAAAGAAGGCATCACCGAGTCGCTGGGCAATGCGGCTGGCTCACTGTTCAAGGGAAAGGACTGGGAGTTCACCGGCCAGAGGATAAAGTCTTCTCGAAAGACTAATCACAGTCGGGAGATAAAAGTCTGGCGCTACGTCGGACACTGACTGTGAGGGGATCAGACGGCGAGTGCCCCACCCAAAACCCCGTCAGTGAGCAGAGATGTAAATTGGTAACCTTTCGGGTCTCGTGGCTCACGGGCGGCACCTAATCATGGGTGCCGCCCTTTTTCTTACAGGTTACCAGTGACTCATCAATCACAGAAAGGAAGATCATCATGACCAGTGAATATAATCTGGCCGATCAAACGCTGGCCGCTTTATCTGCGCCAAAGGTTGGCCTCATCTCCTACGAAAGTGTGCCAAACATTTGCCCCAGTGTTGCCCGACGCAACAGCAAGGGGGAGCGGGTCAGGCTTACCCCTCACTCGCGTGACCGAATCAAGGGCGCTTACAATGGACTTCGTAAAGCTACTCGCTACACGGTGGACGACTCGATGGTTCGCCACGCCGTCTCTCTTTCGATGACAATCGATGCCGACTCACTGTTGGCTATTATCGGCGATGCCGTGCCGCCCAACACACCTATGTGGATTGAGTGGGACGAGCGTGTAAGACAAGAAGCAATCGGCGAACACTATCTCATGACCAATAACACTGCCGCTCATTCAATGTGGTCGGCAGGTTTGTCGGGTTCGTCCGATTACGTTGGTTACTTTATCGAAGAACTTGACTATCCCCTTATCGGGACGGGCGAAGAAGATCACTACTGCTTTACGCCCGTGTATCCTGTTGGTAAAGAGGGGCAAGCGGTTACCCGTCAACGGATTATGTTTGATGGGTCTGCTTTTGAACTGTCACCACATCCTTGGTCAGACAAAGATCACCGGGCGTTTCATCAGGACTTTTCCTTCACCCCTCCCGACAGGAGCGGATACGAAGAAGAGTACACGCAGCATTTAAATACCCATGCGGAAAATGTTCGCACGTTACTGGGCATTCAGTGGTTTAATGAACAGATACAACATGTCTCTAAGGAGTCGATGGAAGACTGGTCTTTCATCGGACTGACGAATCATATCCATGCTGTGCAGTCTAGGTCGATTGACTGGCTGGTGCCGCGCTCGTCTGACGATGACCCCAGCTACAGCGACGAGGACCACGAATCAATCACCAAGTTTTCTGGCAGTATATCTTCTGCTGGTGACGCAAGGTTTTTGATCTGTCTGTTGCACGTTCTTAACTATGACTGGGTTATCAAGACACCGAAACTGGCAACAGGTCGCGGCGGAATACGCTACGGCAAACCTATAAAATTTAATTCACACATTGTGTGTGAGATTGATTTACCCAAAGTGAATGGCGTGTCGATCACGCCGACTGACTACCTAGAAGAAGTGCGCGGAATGAAAAGACTGCACGATGTGCGTGGTCACTTCCGCAGACTGCGTGATGGGCGACGGGTGTGGGTCAAATCCCACAAGCGTGGCAACAAAGAACTTGGCACCATCACCAAGGACTATCTGTTAACTAACAAAAGGATCGAAAGAAAGGAGAGTAACCATGGTTGACAACAGCATAAGAGCAGACATTCAAGCTTCTGGCGACCCCAAAACAATCGGGGCTTTGGTTAAGCTTTGCATTGACTCGTCAGTAAAGATTGAAATGATTTACGCATGGCGAAATGACTGGGATGAAATCATGCCAGATTTTGAATTTGAATGCCGTGATTGCGAAGGCACTGGGCAGGTCAAGGGAGACGTAGTTGTTGGTGGTGTTAACGCCAACGGGCCGTGGCAAGGCTACGACGAAGTCGATCTTGAGTGCGAAAGGTGCTGGGGCAAAGGCAATGTAACATGGGAGGATGTTCCGAATGTATATACAGACTAGCGACTATCTCAAACAGCCAAAAGAAATCCACGCGGATTCTTTAGGCACCTTGGCTGCTCAACTTAGCCTTGCTGACATGGGTGTGCTTTTGGAAGCCAAGCACCGGCAGTTGCTTGTGTTTCTAGGTATGCGCGGCAGCGTGTGCCTAACGAGCGAAGTGGAGAGCGTGACCATAAATGGTGATTGCATACAAATAAATTTGGAGACTGCGACCTATGATGACGTGCTTCAATCTCCAGAGTTTCGGGAAATCAGTCAGAAGCTACCATCTGCTGACATCGTTAAGCTGGTGCCGAAAGATTACCCAGAAAAGAACACACCGGATGAGGGAGCGTGATTGCTACGGCCCACGCAGTGTGATAGAAGGAGTGTCTATGAACAACGTAACCAATTCGTCTGAACAGGCGACCAATGTGTTGAGGAGATTACACAATGCAACAAGAGCAAGAGAGCGATCCGACGAGCGAGGCGAAGACTGGGCTAGTACCTATTGGGGGTCAGTTGAATCCGCGCTCCGTCGCCGTCTCGACACCTTCAACAGCTCAAGCAGGGACTGGTGAGAACACGCGACTTCACATCGTTCTAGACCAGACCTGTCTTTCCAAGCTAAAGAAAGCTTGTGATGATAACGAGCGGACCACGTCTGCCCAGATCAGATATCTGATCCGTAATCATCTCTAGCCCACAACTTTAATGGCTATTCACTCCGCTCCCTGTTGTGAGGGGGCGGAGACCACCTCTTCCCCCAGAGCCAAGTATCCGATAGCGTCCACGACATCATCGCTGTTAGCGGTGCCCGACTTTGTTCGCGCTATCTTCAGAAGAGCCATCATCAAAGCCACGTCTCTCGCAGTGACCGTGCGGCTCAGATACACGCTCCATAAATCTGCGATATTCCCAAAGTTTTCACTGGCATCCCCGTGCGTCTCTGCCCGATCACCACAGATCAGGTTACGGGCGGCATCAAGAACATCCCCACGGTTCGTGGGGTGTGGTTTAAAATTATTTTTCCCCACTCGCTCCCCCAGTATCCATAATCTGACTCGTCAATATCTGATGCTGCTCCTCAGTCATCATCGTAATGTTGCCACCGATTGAGCGCCGCTCACCCTCACAATCGAACGGGTAAACCATGTGGTTCAACCAGTGTGGAAAGATCACCATCTTCCCCACCTCTGGAATTATATTCATAACTTTGGGCCAGCGAAACGATGCCGCAGCGTTCTGGCTGGTCGGCCCGTTAATAAAGCTGATGCAGCCATCCATCCACCCAGAAGCGTTTTTCATGTTCGACGCCTCTTTGTTTCTCATGTCAGGCGGCACCTGCGCGTAGATCACAAAACTCATGCCACCATCGAGACGGTTACCGTGATCGTGGATAGGATTATAATCCCCCCTGAAACTATGAACTGACCACGCCTCATAACAATCTGCGTGAACGTAATCGACGGCACCTTGTTGTATTACATCCCCCGCCCCGATCATCATGAACCTCTTGGCGTATTCCTTGGCCAAGCTTTCCGCTACGCCGTACACGCCGTGGAACGCCTCGCATCTGTCTTTCTCAAGAAGAAGCTGTGCCCCGCTCTTGATTTGCCCAACAAGGTTTCCAGAATAATCCTTTTCCTCGACGTTCTCTTCTGCCAGTAACTTGTCAATCTCTTCGTTAAGAAGGGCGACGAAATCAGGTGGCAAATTTGTCTCAAGCACAAAGAAATCTACAACAGAGTGCGCTCTAATCTCTGCCTTGAATGTAGACTGGGGATTGAACGGCTCCCGTGTATTGGAAGGGTTCTTTATACTGTCCTGTTGTTTTAAAGTATTCGACATCTCTTACTCCTTGTTGCCCAATCCACTTGAATCGAACCTTCCAGCAGTGGATTTCTGATAAATTTGTGTCTGGTTTTCTGTGAACCGTCACGCCAAGATCAGCCTTAGCAAACCATGCCGCTGACCCTGAAATGTCGTAGCCCTTTGGCGCAGGAAACTCCCCACCATCTCGCATCATCTTGGCTGGGTGCGCGACGAACCAGACGTGAACGTCATGTGCCCGTGCAAAAAGACGACACCGTGTCAGCATCTGACTGATCGCTTCCGTCTCGCTCACCTTTGACTTGTCAATATCGACATAGTTGTAAGGATCGATGATCAAACCCCTAACTCCGTAGCGCAGGATCGCGGCTTGCGCCCTCTCCAATATCGACTCGATGGTCGCTGGCTCTCCATCGTTCTGCTCAACAAAAAAGAAATGGCGACCGCACCAGTCCTTCGCCTCAGCTAACTCATCACGAGTCATCCTCATGCTTGGGCCATCATGGAAGGGAACCCCCGCATGTTTCTCCATTAACTTGATGATGTGTGTTGGGGGATCGTTTTCGAAAGAACACACGGCGAATGGCCAGTCATATGCCTCAGCCATGTTGACCATGATCTGATCGATGAACTCAGACTTACCTGATGATGGGTGCCCTGTGACAATCGAAAGCTGACCGGGGCTGATTGTGAATAACTCATCTATACAGTCCAGACCTGTAGACAAGCCACGCTGATGGCCGCGCTCATATATCTGGTCAACCTGATCAGCGTAATGATCGACATCGAAGAGACCAGTGATAGGCCACGGCTTCGAGTCACCGATGACTTCAGCCAACTTCTCACTTCCGTGCTTGACCAGTACATCGTTCGGGTCTTTGCATCCTTCAGGCCACTCAACCTGCCAGCACTTGATCTTGCCAATCCGTCTAGCAAGTTCTTCTGCGAGGGCTTGGCCGGGGCCGTCGATGTCAACGGCCAGAACAACCTTACCAACCTGTGTCAGCAAGTCCTTTGCCGCCCAGACAAAGCCGTACTTACGATCATTGTCGGGGTCAACCTCGCCCTCCGACGCCTTCATCGGGGCACCATTCGGAACGCTTATAGCATTCAGAACACCAGCACTCGCTAGGCTTAACTGGTCAATCTCACCTTCGCATATCACTAACGTGTCGGCGTCTGCTGCTACCCGCTCAATACCAAAGAAACTCTGGGCACCACCAGCGCCCTCTTGCGTATGCGCCTTCTCTCCACCAGAAGTACGGTATTTGACTGCGTATACCTCACCGCCGTTGTAAAACGGAAAGCCGACGCAGTCTGCTTCAGCCTGTAGTTTCTGAAAGTATTTTCGTGAAGCGGCAACGCCGTAATCCATTACGACCTGAGGGCTGATCTTCCTCTCTTTAACAAGCCAGTCGATGGCTGAAGGCGGGGGGCTGTCCACCCGCTGGACTTTAGGATAAGAGCGGCGAGGCTTTACGGCCTTTCGGTCGTAATGGATTACGCCTTTCTCATCGCAGTGATGGCACTTGTAGACAAGACGGTCATTAAAAAAGGTGACGGCCATCGACCTTTCGCCGTCCTTCTTTCTTGTATCTGAGCAAGCCGGACATCTGATCCTTGCGGTGGTCGAGTAGCCTGACCTTGCGCTGTTTGCTCTGACTTCAATTTGGTCTTGAATGTAATTGTCTTGGTCACTCATTTGCATTATAATTCCCTCGTCTTGTTCTGATTCCCAATTTGAACATGGCCTCCCTGATACTTGCCGCCCCTACGGGGGCGGCATTTTTATGACTTCAATCTCGGCACGAGGGTCTACTTTGTCGAGACCCCAGTAAATGTGTTTCTCTTTAACACACCTGTCGTTCTCGTAAATTCGACCCTGCATACAATCAAGTATCAGAGACTCATCAAGATCAGGGCGACGGCTGGCGTAAAAGATCGTCATGTGAACAGCTACGTCCTGCTTGTCTTTTTTGTTGTATGGAATAATCGGATCAAGCACAGGGCATTGAGCAGCAAAAATCTTTTCGTACTCTATGGCCTGTGAAGATTTGATGAAGGCCGGGCGCTTGCCAAAATAGACCAGCCTTCTGCTGTTGGCCTTGCTGTGGGGCTGTCCCTTAATTTCAAACTTGATTTCAGTCATTGACTATCTATATACAGGCTTATATAACTGATGGCAACAGCAACCCACAGCGTGATATCTGATGGCCACAACAAACAAATACGGATTACCACACCAGTTCGAGAACCTTTTGGCTCGTGACAAGTACGATTCCGGAAACAGCCGCATAACTATAACACGCCTTCTTTCTTCGCCAAGAATTTCGTTGCTTCAAAAGCAGCACGAAGACGACATCGTAACGGACATCTCCGACGATGTATGGAAGCTGCTTGGAAAGTGTATCCACACTGTGCTTGAAGAGGGTGCCGACGAGAGTGACATCATTGAGAAGCGGATGTTTGCGGAGATCAACGGTTGGAAAATTTCAGGGCAATGTGACGCCATCAGAACGGAAGGCGATCAGAAGTTCCTGATGGACTGGAAGTTTACCAGCGCCTACGCAATCGGAAAGAACCAACCAAGCTGGGAGCAGCAATTAAATTGTTACGCTTACCTTGCACAGCACGATCTGGAAATGAACATTGACAGGCTACAGGTCATTGCCATTTTGCGCGACTGGCAAAAGAGCAAAGCGGTCAACAGCAATAGCTACCCACAAGCACAAGTGCATGTGGTCGAGATATCGATGTGGTCTGTCGAAGAGCAACATGCATTCATCATGAGTCGGGTTGCCGCTCATCAAGACGCATGGTTTGAACATGACATTGACGGGTCTTTGCCAGAGTGCAGTGACGAGGATCGATGGAAAAGAGATTCGGTTTGGGCTGTGCAAAAGATTGGCGGCGTCAGGTCGGTCAAGAATTTTAACTCGCCGGAAGAAGCGGGATCGTTTCACCAAAAGATGAAAGCAAAAGAGGAGTATCAGGTAGTCGAAAGAAAAGGAGAACCGGTGCGATGCGTCGGGAATTACTGTCAGGTCGCGCAATTTTGCGACCAATATCAACAGGAGGTCAGGAATGACAATGAATAGAAAAGATAGAAATCAATTCATCATTGACGAGTTTGAAGAAGGCGCAAGCATCAATGATATTGTGGCGAACCCCCGCGTCAGTGTTCAGTACGGCGCTGTGCGACGAATCATTATTAACAGCATGGGCTATCAGAAATATAAACAAATTCTCAGGGGAGAGCGGAAGGTAAAGCCTGTCGCTGATAAGCAGGAAGAACAGAGAAAGTTGAAGCGTAAGAAGACTTTCTTGGAATGGCTGTTGGGGGAATAAAGAATGGCTAAATTTCACGAAGACCTAGTGGCGGCGTTGTCTGAAATTAACAACCCGCCTTTAGATGGTAGGGCTAACTACGGCAAGTATGCCACATTGCCAGCATGTCTGGAGACTGCTCGTTCAACACTGGCACAACATAACCTTTGTGTGGTGCAGATCACGTTGGTTGACCCAGACAGGTTGGTTACCCGCATCGTTCATTCGTCAGGAGAATTTCTAGAAGACGGTGGCGTCCCCCTATTGTGTGAGAATAACAACAACCCACAGAAGATGGGATCGGCAATCACTTACGCCCGGCGCTATGGATTGTGCAGCTTGCTTGGGATTTGTGGCGAAGAGGATGATGACGGGCAGCGCGCTACGCCGCAAAGAGAGTTACCTCAAAAGAAAGCAGCCAAGCCAGCCCCAGCCCCGTTGACGGATGAAGATTTTCACTCGGAAAAGGACGACATAGATTTGCTTGACCCAGAAGGGATCAAGGAAATCTATTGCCGTTTTTTCGATAATATCGGAGCAGCGGCTGAAGACACTGTCAAAGACATGGGTATCGATGACGCCCGTGAAGCCAAGCGTGATCTTGTAAAATTTTGGAAGGACAACGCAGGACAGCGAGAGGAACTACTACAGCGAAAAGACAAGGCTTCCGTAGAAGCTTTGTCGTTTATTACGGGCCAAGTCAGGCTGACGCAAAGCTGGCTTAAATCCCGCATCGCAAACCTAGAGGAGAATAACTGATGGCACCGTGGAAACTTGAGAACAAACCCAAGGAAAATAGTTGCAACCTTCGCCCAGCAAAAAACAAAACGAAGGACTCGCAAGCTGACTTCCGGGGGAACCTGCACATCTCTAAAGACCTCGCGAAATTTCTCATTGAGTGTGCGAAAGAAGGTAAGGAACCGCTGCTGTCTGTGCAAGGATGGGACAACGGCGTGGTTAACCGTGCGAAGGAAGGGCAGTACGGCCCCAATATTCGGCTGTCCGTTCAACAGTATGACGAGTCATGGATGGATAAAGGACCGCAGCGTCCGCAGCCAGCAGTCGATAATGACATCGATCTTGATGATGACATTCCATTTTAAGAGGCGGTGTTATATGAGTGAGAAAACAACATTTAATTTTGTGGTCGAAGCTGACCAACTTGAGCGATTGCGGCGAAGATCAAAGCAAGAGGAAAGGAGCATCGGGTCTTTGATCAGAGAAGGTCTCGAATACATCTTAACCAATCGTAGTTACGAGCAAGGCATTCGTGACTGCTGTCAGTGGTTGCGTAAGTCTACCATCGTTGGCGGTAAAGACTTGCCTGACGGTAGGACATTCAATGAGTTCCTTTGTGATGAAATGTCCTCTGCTTTGAAGACTACTGACGCATCTGGGAAAGAGGATTCTCAAGAGCCTTCTTAATTCTATCCGCTACCGATATTTCTAAATCTTTTATGGACGCCTTTGTATCTTTTTCGAGGGCGTCCATATTTCTTCTGACTGCCTCTCGTCTAGCATCAAAACGATCTTGTTCTTTTTCAAGAACCTTACGAGTGTCGTCCTGAATTGCTTTGATGCGGCGGTCCATATTCTCCGCAATTCTTTCAATGCGAATGATCTCACCCTTGAGATCGCGCTTGATTGCCCTTGCCTCGTCTCTTGCCGCGTCAGCAGAGTCTTGGATACTCTGCTCTAGCTTTTCAAAAACAACCATCTCTTTACGAAGGGCAGACATATCTGAGGTTAGGATCGCAAGTCGCTTATCAAATCCTGACAAGTCAGGAGCAGCATAGTTTTCTATTTTCTCTCGCATGTCCATGTAGTCTTTATAAAATTCAAAACCTCCCCACATTGCGCCACCCGAACTAGACAAAGCAGTAAGAATGACAGCTATCTTCCCGCCTCTAAATCTAACTCCACCTACTTCGACCTCTGCCATCTCACTCACTCTCCATTAACAACCAATTATTTCTATGAGCTTCTTTGATCTCTTCCTTGCTTTGGCCGTGGTACGCAACAGCATTGTGCGTCTTGATAAGCAAGCTATTTACAGTGGTGTTATCCACCACAAACGCGCCCAAGATGCGACCAAACTTTCCTCGTGACTTGTCAACCCTAGTTCTCAAAATCTGAGAGCTTTCAAGCGGAAGGTGATACTCCACAAAAGCTTTGGCGCGAAGGCCGTACTTCTTCTCTTCCTTGTCGCGGGTTCTGCTTTCGGGAGTATCTACTCCATACAAACGAACTCGCTGCTTGGACAGCCAAACACCAAACCCCAAGTCGATGTCTACATCTACCGTGTCTCCGTCAACTACCCTGACCACCTTGCATTTATATTCGTACATATCTGCTACCTGTATTGCGTGTCTATCAAAGCACTGTGACCTGCATCGCTGCCGCCGAACAGCATGTACTCGGCAAAATTATTCTTAGGCAAAGACCCGTCTGGGATAGTTGTCGGTTGGAAGAACCCCTGTATATCTTTGAGTGCTGACTGCTGTTTGAATATACCGCTGCTGGCTGAGATCACATTCATAACCGCCAGAGTTCTGATCTGATTTGTTGCATCGTAGCGCGACTTGTCGTTCATCTTACCCATAATTTTTTTACCGGCCTTCTCCTTCGCCTTTTGCGCCACGGCTTTTTTCGGCTCCGCTTTCTCTTCCTTAGCTTCCCTAGTATCTGCGGGTCGCTCTTCCGTCGCCTCAGGCTGCTCCTCAGGCTGCTCCTCAGGCTGCTCCTCCGTCGCCTCAGGCTGCTCCTCAGGCTCTGACTCGTCAGGCTGTGCCTGTTCAGGTTCCGATTGCGGCTCCGCCTCTGGTTGCGGCTCTGGCTGCGGCCCAACTTCTGCTTCTATTTCTGCAACTACCGACTCTGAAACCGAAACTTCTTCGGGGGCCGCTGGTGCCGCAACAACAGGTGGGGCCAATTCGATTGTTGGTATTTCTTGCACTTCAGCTATCTGAATAGGAGCAAGCGGCGCTATCTCAGGCTCAGGAGCAGGGGCGGAAAGCACGGGGGCAGGGGCACCAGTAACTATTGGGGCGCTGATCTCTTCAGTAATCAGGTCAATGACTTCCGCCTCTACCAGCGTAATAAGATCAAACGTGGTTGTAAGAAAGGGCGCGGCAAACCGTGGCCCAAAAAATCCAGTTGAGAAGCCAGCGTCAATGCCGAACAACTCAAAACCCCCAGTAAGTTCTGTAAAACTGTTTGACGGTATGATCTGGGAGAAATCAAAAGAACGAACGCCCGTGAAATCCAATTCAACTTCATGCTCAAACTTGTGAACGACAGAGTTCTGCTCTGACAGAGTAAGCGTTAAATTAAAGATGTCTTTGCAGTCCGATCCCTGCATTACGTTCCCGCCTACGCATGACGAAAGAGTAGAGTTACTGGAATGAGATTCAACATCTACGCCGTAGTCCATTGTGAACCCACGATTGATGTCATCAATGGTCATGTTGTCTTCAAAATTAAACGTAGTGGAGTAAGTTCCTCCCGGCCCTTGAGTACCCGCTGTGCAAAACTTTCCAGCTTCGCAACCTCGTTGAGCGCCAGTGCCAGCCCCCGTTTTAGTCCCACCTGACGTAGTAAACTCACTCATGCCGGGGAGTTGATTGGCAGTTGTTTCTGACCCGACTACAACTTCCGTACTTTGAGATATCGCAGCACCGGAAAAAAGCATGACGCACACAGCAGCACAGACTGACGAGTAAATATAATTACTCAGCGTTTTGATTGAGGTCTTCATCGTGCCACTCGTCTTCTAATCCACCAAGTCTTCCGCCCTCTTCTTTCCCCTGCGCCTTCTTTACTAAATCGATATAGAACATAGACTGGTTGGGAGCTTCGAGATAATTCTTTTCCCAAGCCACTACTGCATCCTTACCAATTTTCCCGCGATAGGGGCACGGCGTTGCGGACATCATCATGGCGTCAAACACCCGCGAGTCCTGACATAGAAGACTAACTCCAGCGACTTTCATGCCCATGCCGTAGAGACTACGGGCCAGCTTAATTCTTTCGCAGTTTTTATCGATAACAGTGTGGCCCGTGGACAATCCAAAGAACCCTGTCTGTGCCCCGACGCTCATACCGGAGCGGCATACATCGTTATTGTTTACCACGATGCTTGGAGCAGATGCTGTAGGCGGCGTCTTGTCAGTTACCACTGTAGAACTGACTGTGTTTGTGTCAGCAGAATTTGCCTCGCTAAGAGGCGCAAGCCCAGCAAAGAGAATGACGAGTATGAAAACAAATGCGTTCTGTTTCATTTCTTCGACTTGTCATTAGTGCCTTTCTCAGGCTTTGGCTTAGGCTCTACCGCCTGTTCGTAGTAAATAATAATCTGTTTTTGCTGACCGATGTATCTCTGTAACTCAGCCATATTAAGAGAAAGAGTTTCGTAGTCCCTCACACTAAATGCGTAGAACAAAAACTCCCCATTCCGCTTGGTGTATTTTTTTTTGAACTGATCAAAGTTCCGATCTGTTACGACATACCACGTTATGTCACTCAGTTTCAGTGGGCGTGGCCGCTGCTGTGTGGGAATAACCCGCTCAACTTGAACGGTCTTTACCTCTATCTGCTTAATCGGGTTCCAGCTACCGCAACTACTTAACAGCAGCAGAGTCGGGGGGTAAAGCAGTAAGGCTTTCCAACCTCTCAAAAAGCTTTTTTGTTCCATTGTTAATCTTACTCTCCACCAAGTTAGGCTTCTTCTGGCTCAACCTAGTCAAATCGTGTTTCCGTAATTTATCTATCAAGTTATTCCTGTACTCTTCAGCCTTCTGTAACTCAGTCGCTAGCTTTTTATTCAGGACACGGAAATCTTCCGCATCCTCAACAAGCGTTTGGATTGTATCGTCTTGCTGTTGTTTGGCCACTTCAAGTTTAGCATTGTTCTTTGTCAGCGTTTTAATTCTTTGCTGAGTGTCCTTATAATAATAATACCCACCATAGCCCACGCCACCCACAAGACCCAGCACCACAATAAGAGCGTAAACCTTTAGCATCGATCTAAGCTCCTATTTTTTAGCACTCATGTATGCTGTCATCCCCATGAACGAACCGACGACACCAGCCATTCCGATGTAGAAAAGGCCAAAGAGATCAGCCAAAGCTTTAATCCGAGAATCAGGAAAAATAGGAAGGAAAAGAAAAGCAGTAAAAACGAGCATGGATATAATAGAAATCCAAGCCATCTTTCTTTGAGCGTCTGCCTTTTCTTCTGCAACTTCGGTTTCGTGTATGGCCTTGACTGTTGCAAGTTCAGCATCGCTAACCACACCATCCCCATCAACGTCGTACTCCTCGTAAATGCTGTCCTTTTGCAGGGTTTTCTTTCTCTTAGTAGCCATTGTCCTCTCCCGTCTTCATCATGTCACTCAAAACATTTGCGCGGTCACCCACTTGCCTTGCCCACTTCGAGTCAAGCATCTCAACACTAGCCTCTTCGTAGCGCCCGTTCTCAATATGAGCGAGTGTGTTGACAAACTTAGACAAGGAGCCAAGCCCCATGTTGAAAGCCATGTCCACCACAACCCTCTGACGCACGTCATCCATACCAGACCACCACGGGAAGGCGCTCTCTACTTCTTCCTGAAAGTCCCTGATGTCATTGGCAAGCATCAACTCGATCTCATCATCTGATAGACCTCTATCCTTGAGATTGCGCCCCACGCCAATGGTCTCAATGCCTTCTGTGTCAAGGTACACTTTAGATCGCACCCCTTCGTGAACCTTCAACTGTGTTATTAACCTGTCAATATCCATAATGCCTAGCCTCGTTTAAGTTACTGGTAACTTGTAGCCATAGAATTTCCGTGACCAGCGCCTGTGCCTTAGCAACGGTCTCCATATGTATGGAAAGGCCCAGCTTATTTTCATAACCGTCGAGTTAATCAGGTTATACGGAAACCTCATAGGTCTCATATAATCTATAAACAGTATCACCCGTAACTCGTCAGTTTCATTGACGGCGTAGTGATTGTATGTGTCATCAAACAGAACGACCTCGCCATTCTGCCAGTGATACTTGTCACCCTCTACGTTGATGTGGCACTTCTTTGGATCGGGTATAATCAAACCCATATGCATACGCAGTACCCCAGCCCACGGCCCTTCGTGTGGGTTAAGCACCTTTTCTGGGCCTAAGACAGAAAGGTACGCAGAAACAACCCGCCTGTCTTTGTTGAGTATGCCCATGAGGGCGGGGAAATTAGAAGCGTTCTTCTTAAAAGTTATGCCAGCCCCCTTAAGAAAGAACATGCGCCACTTGTCGTCGTTGCTTATGTAAGTCTGATCCGGGGATATATCTTGGAATGGCGCGAAGTCATCGTATCGCTCCATAATTTTTTTGGTCTCGTCCAGTATAGGGGAGTAGTTTTTTTCTAACTCACTAGACAATGGGGTTGAAGAGGGATCAAAGAACCTCCTGTCTCCCCACAGACAGGCTTTGCGAAAGGGCTTCTTTACAATCTGTGCAAGCCTGTAAGCACTCATTGCACTGCTATCTTTCTGAGTATCGGCACCGCTGCTGTGATAGCTAATTCCTGCTGCCTAATGATGTTAAGCAACTCCCTCTTTGCTTCCGGGTCAATCGATGACCTGAGGATTTCGTTCTTCTGTTCTCGCACCTCCTTAAGCTGCTGACGAATTCTCTTTACCTCATTCTCCAAGGCAAGAACCGTTCCCCTCTTAGTCACAATCTCTGTAATCTTTTCGGCATCGCCTTCACGCTCAGCCGCCTTAAAAGTATTAACGGCTGTTTTAACAAGCTGGTCTAGCTCATAGAACTGAATGACAGTGCCGCGACTGTTAGGGTCTTGGAAGAAGCTCCTCACCATAGGAAGGCTGTACCAATTCTTATCGGGAGGTAGCGACTTATCGGGAGATTGGAACGCATCTATCATATGACTTGCGGCTGACAAAGCATAGCTTCCCAATGTCCCGGTATACCCTTTGATAAGGTGATCAATTTTGAGCGGAGACATATTTAATTGTTTGCCGAGATTAAGCGCAAGACTGCTGGTCCCTTGGAACTTCTTATAGTCAGAGTCCAAGCTCTTCATATAAGCAGGAACAATCTCTCTCCCCGAAAAGACTGAGTAATTAGTAATTACCTCCACAGCAGGAGTAATAATCTGAGGGGGGTTAACTGCTAGTGTTGAGGTGACGCCTCTCCTCAAAGAATCTAGAACATCTTGCCCTGTGTCAGAGTCAAACGACCATTGCATAATCCGCTCAGGTATTGTCTTAAATAAGAAACCAACCTCAAACGGAACTGGTATTTTTACACAAGCCCCGCCAAAAGGTGTGGGCACAAACCAGTTTAAATCTCTGGCTTCAGCAGTCGCGTTCTTGTAACAATCTTCATCTCTCATAAGAACGCTATACAAAGCCGTTGCGCTTACAATAAGAGAAGCCTTTGCAATAGCTGCCTTTCGAGAAGCGTTTGGGTTCGCCGTTTCTTTGCTAAAACCGGCTCTGTACAGGACATCCAGCCCCTGCAATCGTGCATTCAGAAAAGGAATGACAGCAGTAGAAATGCGAACTAATGGCCACGACCCGCGTCTGCTAAAGTTAAGAACTTCAAGCGCCTCAAAAACAGCTTGGGCTTCATTGCCAGTTTTTTCCAAAACCCTTTTATAAACCGCAATTCTTGTTGCTGATTCTGAGGCACTGGTTGCAACGGTAGTTGCATCCCATAATTTTTTAAAAGGACTAGCCGCTGTTTCTGAAACGCCAGATGGTTTTTGAGTTTTTGTTTTACTCTTGATGTATTTAGCCATGTCCTTAGGGGTTCCGGCAAAATCAAACCCTCCAAAAACCCCAGCCAGCCTTAAAGCCTCGGAAGACTCGCTGCCTCGTATAACGTCCATAACGCCTTTTGCGCTATCAATAACTGGTATGTAATTTTGCCCCGATGTAACCCACGCGCTTAACGTATCACGCATCATATTCCGCAACATAAATCCGGGGTCTCTTGTAACAAGTTCCCTCAACACCTTTGCTGGAGTTGCTGCGAAACCGACAAACACATTATCCATAATACTGTCGGTGTTCTGCCCCAGAATTGTCATGCTCGTGTAGAGAAATTCATCAACAATTTCAAAGTAACGATCAACACCGTCTACTCGTATCTGAACAGTTTGCCTTGGCTTGTTTCCTGACTCATCAGGAGCAACCTCAGAAGCTACCCCCAAGGTCAGGGAGTCCCTGATAACCCTTTGAGCGGCTATATTTTTCATGCCGCCCTGTATTGCTGTAGCTGTGTTCCTTGCGACGTTATCTAGAAAATCATCTACCCTGCGAGGGGCGGCATAAAGATCGACCGAAACATCTGGATTAGATTGTCTTAGGGCACGAACAGACGCGACGGCTTTGTTGTAACTGTCGTACTGTTCCGGCTGAACCTGCCCGTCTATATCTATTTGGAACACCCGGCCAGCGCCAACAAGACGCTTATCAACTCGCTTACCGTCTAGGGGGATACGAGACCGTTCGCTTCCCTCCGCTCCTTTTAGGGGGGCCAAGCCCTGACCATAGGTTCCAAGCGTAGGATCGCCGGGATAGAAGTATGTTAGGTCTTGAGTTCCGTCAGCGCCCTCTAAGGACTGCCTGTAATAGGGGGTATAATCAGCAGTATCAATCCACGTCTGGCCCATCTTGGCTGTGATCAACCCAGTGTCAACCATGTACTTAACTAGGTAGCTGTTCCAGACCTGATATTCATCAAAGACTTCTGCGAAGTAATCATACTTGTCACCAAGCGACAGACCATTAAGGACATCCTGATCAGTCATGCCAGAATTGATTTTCTGTTTGTTAAGTCTTTGCGCCCTTCTTGCCTGAGCATAGGTGCCAAACTGAGAAACAACGCGGTTCTCTAAAACAGGGCTTAATATAAAAGCAAGGCCGCGAATTGATTGCCCTTCGATATCGCTCGTTACATAGGTAAACCCTAGCTCCTTATCGTAGACGGGAACCCCGTCATAGAAAGCAGCCTTTGTTACCCCCGCATGTTGTTCAGCCATGAGGACAGCAGAGAATGCGTTGGCATCCGCTAAAACTTCCCCCGCAACCTTTGCTGCTTTTCTGGAAAGAACAGATATAGCTTCATATTTGCTAAGCATACCTTTTCTAAATTTACTTTTAATCAAGTCCCAGTTATTGCTAAACAATACACTGTCTGTGTAATCACCAAAGACTGCACTAAGCCAAGCCTGACCAGCGGTCTCCTCTGTATTAACAGCTTGCGTTCTGTTGATTGTTTCCTGAACTTCAGGGTTTTCGTCCTTGACCGTGCCGCCCCTAGAAAACTTTTCCTTTGCAGCCTTGTTAAGCTTCAAGACAGGGCGATCAGTAGGTTTCTTTGTCGTAAATGTTAAGACAGTTTCCTGTGCGGTTGGCGAAGTAGCTGCAAAATTAGGGCCAAGGACACCGCCCTTCCTCAGCCGCTCTACTTCTTCTCTGTTATATTTTTCACGGAGAACCTCGCTGTCAGGATAAGATGTGGTAATTCCTAAAAATTCCTGCCCTGACTTATCGTCTACCTGTCTATCAAATACCACAACAACATCAGTGCTTGATCCTGTTGGCCTCCAGATCAATTCCAGTGCATTACGTTTGTCGCTTTGCTTTAATTTAAATCTTGACTTGTCAACACCAGATATCCGCGCTTGTGTAAATGCATCAAGGGCAGAACCTATTGCGCTAGCAGAACTTGTAAAAGGTAAATCTTCTACACCTTGGTAGTCTTCGTCATGAAGGCTGGCGTGTTTTAAACCATAGCCTCCAGTCTCGTAATTCTGACCAGCGGCCATACGCACATTTAAGAATTTACCGTTGAATGGAAGCTTACCCCAAACATCACTGCGTGTACCGTCAGCCCGTGCCCGTTTAACAAACCTGTTTGCAGCAACATCGGCTGGGTCTTGCGGATACTTACGCGAAAACTTTTCATCAGGAACAAATGATTCTTGCGTATTAAAGTTGGTCTCGTCCTGAAGTTCCTGAAGATTGACAGGCTCTACAAGATTTTCAATGCCCTCGTTAATAACAAACTCTGGCAGTATCCCGACTTTCTGGTCTGCATAAACTGTATCAGCGGCAGAAGCGGTTTCATTTTGCTTGGCTGCTGGCCCGTAGTTAACCCAAGAATTTTGTCCACGGGCTTCACTCGCCAGTGCCGCTCGTGCCAAGGGACTAAACATAACCGCATGGCTGGCATATGCAGCATCTTCTCCAGCAGCTCTGAACCCAAAGCCTTCTTTGACGTGACCGAAGTAATCATGAACCACTCGGGAGATGTCATTCACCCTTGCCCGACGACCTGATATAAACTCGTCAGTAAAGCGAAGCATCGGGTTGTCAGCTACTTCTTCCGCAGTAACCCCGTCCATGCCGTACCCCGCATCCGTGGGGAAGACATACATATGATTGTTTTGTTTCACATCTTCGATCATCTCACGCGGCGAGGCGGCGTAAGGGTCAACGTCAGACGGATAGAACTCTACCTCAAGACCCGTGTCTTTGATGAAGTCATACTGCGTCATGACCTCTTCTGCCAAAGCGTCATAAGCCGCTTGCGTAAAGGAATCCTCTGGGGTGTTCGGCATGTCTTCGTATGCTTGCGCTATACGAGTTGCCCGTTCTCCGTCCACTGGTCCGTAAACGTAATTACCAACAAGCTCAGGCACACTGCGCCCAACGGTTTGACCATAGTCACGGGCAGCTTGTCTCGCTGGTGCAAACGGCTCAGTGGGAACTGGGCCTGTTCCGGGTATATTGTAGGAAGCTGGTAGCCCTTCTACCCTTACTTCTTCTTGCGCGGTAGCACCCGACCTATCCTGTGCCTGTAGCTGTCTCTCGCTTCGAGATAGTCCTGCTCTGTCGGGTATGCGGCTCTCGACGGCGCTGTCGGTACTCCGGCGACTAAACTTTTCTCTGTTTCCATACTTGAGTCTTGCGCTTGTGATGGAGTCTTCGAGTAAAGGTTCAAGTTCGCTCCGCTTAAAATTCTTGACCCTTTCTGCAACAGCGGGTCCGTATCTTTGATCGATCCTTTGTAAGTAAACGCCACCTGTATTGTCCTCCGTCCACTTGTTTTCTACAGAATCGCCTTCGTAAAAAGCTGTCTCACCCTCCAGATCAATGCCCATTTCCTCAGAAATTTGAGAGATAGCGGTAGCTACATCACCATCAGGCTCTAACCTAGATAACAAACCGGCTTTCTTTGTATCAAAAAGAATAAGCATTGCCGCGTTGCCATTCTCGTCAATAGTCCCAGTGTACCCCGTGATAATGTTATCTGCGTCAGGTAACCGGGCATCCTCTTTCCCAGCCTTGCGTTCTTTGGCTAATTGTTTTTCAGCTTTCTTGGTTCCTGCTAGTTCAGCATTGCGTATCTTGTCCCACAGTATGGCCATGTTTGTGTCATTGTTCAACAAATCTTTTGACACATCACTGGGGCGAATTTTTAAAGCGGCTTTAGATTTGCTTGTTTCAGTGGGCACAATCCGATAGGGAAACATTCCTGTCTGCTCTACCAGATAACCGATGATATTAGCCATATCCATCATAGCTTCTGGAGAAGCAACAACTTGCTCTACCATGTTTGGATTAAGACTATCGTCAAGCCGACCGCCCGTAGAAACATAGCGATTTATTTCAGCAACGCCTGTCACTTCTCTGGCAAAATCAGCAGCAGCTTCGGCAGCTATACCCGTGACTTCTTTTTGCCCGATAGCAGGTAACTGATAATAATCTACAAAGGTCTCGGAGTAAGGAGAGCCTTCTCCGAAAGCTACCTTAAATGGCAGGTTCCTGATATTAAACAAAATTGATTCTTCGGCTGTTTGCCCCGGCTTACCAAGGAATTTTGTTATCGCCATCCAGCCAACAGACTGCACCTGATATGGCGTCCAGCCGCCGCCCTTGTAGTTTATGTCATTGAGGTGATCACTAAGCGCCCTCATAAAGTCGCCTGAACGCTCGTATTGATTTTCGCTCGGTGAGCCTGACGAGTCAGTCTCAACACGCACACCGTAGTTTTCCTGCAAAAACTGCTGGTAAGTTGCGTCAACAAACCCAGTATCTCTAAGAGAATGAACGTCTGCAACAGCAGGTGCCCCGCCGCGTACATCGTCACCCATCCATGACCGCGTTTCTCGCAGAAGCCCACTGTCTATAAAATCGTAGAGTTTCTGTGCGCCCCCTAAAGGCAGTTCCCCACCTGCCTCCATCGCCATCCAGAAATCAAATAGCCTATCTGCCGCTAAACCAGCTTCTACTTCTTGTGAAACAGGAGCTTGCGCCGCTTGCGTAAGGGCTTGCTCTCTTGAGCGAACAGCATTCATAGCCGCTGTCGAAGGACTAGCCTGTTGGTTAGCCATAAGCCATGCGGCTAAAAAGTTAGGCCAGTCTTTGCCAAAATACTTTTGATACGACTTAGCTGCTTCTGGATACCATTCCCGTGCCGCCGCTATCCCAGCATCATCAAGACGGGTTTCTGTCTGATTGATCCAGTCGTCAAATGTAATCTTGCCAACAACAGCGACTACTTCCCCATCATCGTTTACGATTTCTTGGCGTTGGTTTCGCGGCCCTGTAGACTCGGTAGCACCCGCAACATCTGTCCTTTTTGCCTTCCTGCCTAGACGTGCCTGTATTTCGTCTTCAGGAGGGGTGGGGAACGGGTTCTCTCCAACTGGAGCAGGTGTCTTACGGGCACGTTTTCTAGAGAACTTTTCGGCTGTCGGGAAGTCGGGAACACGACCCTCTCTTTCAACCGTAGCTGTCTCTGCTGCGTTAAGATTAACTGGAGTAGCGGTTGTCTCTGTAGCCCTGCCGCCAGACCGTCTCCCTCGAAGGGGTGCCACACCAGCATCAAGACGCTGGAATATCTCGTTACCAGTTATGATGTCCGCGTCTGCCGCCGCTTCTTTAACAAGCCTAAAGAACTCAGCAATCTTACGGAAAATGTTTCGCGTCTTAGGCGGGAACACGCGACGACCTGCGGCGTAATCTCGGAACGCTTCCGCTACAGCTTCCTCTACAAGCATCTCTTCACTAGGAGGATTATCTCTAAAGGCTTCGACCCTGTCCTCGTAATATGTTTTGTTAGTACCGGGCCGTTTGGCTTTCTTCACAAAAGATTCTAATGCTGCCTTCTCTTGATCAGTAACAACACCAGCTTCGTAAGCTGCGTGAATAAACTCGTGATCAAGCACTTCGGCAAGAGCAGATATGTTTTCTTGATCTGACTTTGACGGATCAACAACAGTATCAATCGCCAACCGTATAGTCTTAATGAGCTGACCAGCTTCTTCCTCGGCTCTAAACACACCTTCAGCGTCAGCTTGGATTTCTCCGCTTTCTATACTTTCAATTAAGTTGTTGAACTTAAGCCTGACGCCCTCTAGCGCAGGATTGGCTTTTACCCTTGCTTGGAACCTATCGTTAATTGCCCTAGCTAAAGGCTTAAGTCTCTGCAACAGTTCTTGTTTTTTTACACTAGGCGGAGCCGCTCTTTCGGGACTGCCCCTCATAACCAAGCGACGCTTGATTGTTCCGTTCTTGTCTAGTATTCCGCGACGAATAAGCTCCCGCCTGATTTCACCAGCTACTTCTTTCCGTCGAGCGCCTTTTATATTAGGTGCGCCAACTGCTTCTAGAATTAACGCATCTGAAACTTTAGCTGCTTTAGGGGGCGGCTTTGAAGTGTCTTTCCAAACCGCTACTGTCCCCGTTTCCCTAATTACTTTTGCTACGTCAGCAATCTGCTGTGCCGTGAAATGAGGATACTTAATAACAGGAATAGAAGTTTCTTCTTTGAACTCCGGCATCGCGTCCAGCCGCTCAAACAAAACATTCCGTTGCACCTGCGACATATTTTGCGGCATTGATTTGCCTGTCGTCCTCAACGCAAACGTCTTGAACGACTCATCACCGAAGCGAATGTTCTTGGTTGACGCTAGGTCTTCTATGTCCCTGACCGTGACATTAAGGGATGCGTCTTCTGTAAGTGGTTTTTTCTTAGCAATGATGGCGCTTAAAACCTTGTTAGAGGCTCCTGTTTCAGCCACCTCTTCAATGGTATAAAGGCCATCGTTTTGCACGATCTCTCCCGGTCTGAGAGAAACAGCCATAGTCCGCTTGCGATCTATTTG